GCCTCTTCGACTAACTCGGAGAGGTCAAGGTTGAACGATGTGCTTCCAGAGGTGTACGCCATTTACTTCATCTTTTTGAGGGTTTGGGCTAGACGGGCACGCTGACCCATCTTGCCAGAGGCTTTGGCTGCTTTGGCGAGTTTCGCGGCGGGAATCGGCTTGCCCTCTTTCGCACCAAGAGCGGAGCGCAGAGCGCCGGGCTTCTTTATCGCCTTTTGTATCCATTTTTCAGCCATTATCTAAACCTCGCTGTTTTCTTTGCAATGCCTTTTGGCTGTGCTACGAACTGTTTACCTGACGCCTTACCCGCACGCTTTGCACGGGTGGTTGCCGCATACTCTGCGGGGCTTAAAGACTTAATCGCGGCTTCTGGCAAATAACGCTCTCCCGTTTTGGAAGAAGGTTTCCCTGACTTGGTACGCCATTTCTGGTCGCCCCAATTTTTAAGGGATTGCTGTGGCGCTTTCAATCTTTGTAACCCCCACCTGCCGCCTTGTACTTCTTGGCTACAAGTTGGGCTTTGCGTGCTGACCACTGGCCTGCACCCGTACCCTGCGTTGCGGCGGCTTTTACTTGGGACACAATCTTCTTACGAAGACTGGGTTTTGTGTAATTGCCAGCGGCATTAACCTTGGTAGCCATTACTTCTTGCCTTTGTACATGCCACCGCCACACATTTTGGCGGCTTTAACCTTCCCACCTTTTTTATATTCGGTGAAATCGGTGTTGTCACGGCGTGCTTTTTTCACGCCTTTAGGCATTTTGCTAGGGGCAATATCCCCCATACCACGGCTAGGTATCATGGCTTAACAGTATCCGCCGCCAGCCATTTTGATTTGCTTGGCTTTGGTTTTGCCTTTTGAAGCAATGCCATCAGCCGAACGTGTAAAGCCACCAGAAGCCATCTTCTTAGCCTTACCGCCGCTCTTCATGCCCATCATGCCAGCCATGTCGGTCTTAGCCATAGGAGTCGCCTTTTTAGCGCCGTCCTTGGCAGTGCTCATGCCGGGTTTCATAAAGGGTTTACCCATCTTAGTAGTAGCCATAGTTCCACCTCTTTTAAAAAATGCCATCGCACCATGATTGGTCTTTGGCTGGTTAACACTCTGTACATCAGCGCGGGTGCTGTCACCTTTGCTGAGTTTGACTGGTTTACTTACCGTTGCCATCAGACTCTCGCTTGAATAAGCTGGTCAATTTTTGCTTCAAGTTTGTTAAAGCGTTGGTCAATGTGGTCAGTAATTCTTTGAACTTCTGAATTAGTTGCGTAGTCACGTGCGACCTCCTCGCGTGTGCGGTTGAGCAGGATTTCAACCCGCTTTAATTCGTCCGACTTATCTTTCCATACCCACATGAGTATGGCTGACAAGGCAGACAAAAGTGAATTCCAGATAACCATTTCCATCTCAGCATTTCCAAGCCCGCAGGCTTTTGTTGATTCTAGAGTTCGGGTCGTTCGCTGTTTTTGCGGATGTCAACTTCTTTTTCATCCCACTCATACGCGCACAAAAAGAGTCTTTCCTTGAGCCGCCTTCGGGTTGCGGCGGTTTCAAGTTGTGACCTTCTTTCTTCGCAGATGCTCGGCCCTTGGCGTTTAAGCCACCGTTGGGGTTCTTGCCTTCTTTGCGTTGCCATGCAGGGGACTTAGCCATTTACGACTTTCAAGCGAGACTCCCGAATGCCCTCGAGCAAAGGTATTACTACCTCTTCACGGAAGTTATTGGTGAATGATTCGCTACCGATATGGGGCAGGCTTATGTCTACATCGACATGCACCGTGAATCCCATCGCAGTTGCTCTATCGCAGAACAAATAATCTTCGCCGACATACTGGTCGTCAACGATGTCAAAGTCAAACAGCGCAGGCATACGCTCACCCGTAGGCTTATTCTTGTAAGACCACTCTGGATGCGCTTCTGCCATCTTCTCAATGACATGGCGTTGAATCAGCATAAACCCTGTACCGATACGCTTTACACGCATCAGAGAGCCGTCAAACTCTAAGTCGTCTGTCTCAGTCCAATATAAGTCTGTAAAGAACTTCTTGTCTTTCGCTCTGCGGGGATACGTCCCAGCAGTAATATCTTTGTCGCCACTTTGCGCCATCAAACGCAAGATGTCGTTTGATGTAACTACAACATCAGAATCAATAAAAAGCAGTTCGGTGCAGTCTGTTTTCAAGAACTCGTTTACCAGCGAATTACGCGCCAAGGTAATGATTGAGCAGTTGGAAATGTCAGACAGCGTGACGGCAACACCAAGTCGCATAGCATCTGGCATCAACTGAGCCAGAGAATACGCGGTCTTGACGTTCAAACGCCCATCGTGGCAAGGGATACCGATAAACAGTTTTCGCCCTGCCAGAACTGCTTTTTTAGACTCAGCCATAGAAAATGCTCACAGCCGCCAGATTGACCATGTACGCATACACGCCGTTTTGCGCCAACAAGCCTTCTCCGGGCAGAGTTTGTCCGTTGTTATACGTATCGTTTGCGGCAACATCAAAGGTCATCAACCACCCACCTGTTGAATAAACAGCGGCTGGCGTACCTGTGATTGTTCCAGAGTTAATGTCTGTAATCGTAAAAGTGTTAGCCGTGGCAGTAGCAATTACATAGTTTCCGGGTGTGGCTGAACCGCCGCTACCAGAATCAAAGTCAATACCGATTGTTTGCCCTGCTAATAAACCATGCGCTGTCTTTGAAACAGTAATAGTTGTACCAGAACGACCATATGTCACGCCACTAGAAACGGGTGCAGTTAGCGTGTCAAATAAAACAAATTGACCTGCAGATGTAGAACCTACAAAAGCAACGGCTCTGACGCGTGTTCTCTGAAGAACCATGAAACCAGATTGGTTTGTGTGCGCCTGTTTTACGTCTGTTTGCATCATGATTGATTTTCCTTTTAAAAAGTTAAAGAGAGGGGCCGAAGCCCCTCATCAATCAATCGAAGTTACCGTATGGGTAAGTTGTGCTGTTACCGATGTTGGGGTCGTTCTGGCTATAAGCGATGTGTAGGTTGAACTTACCAGCAGACAATGCTGACAAGCCTGTACCAACGATAGCCAAAGTGAACACGATCTGAGACATGGTGGCTGGGCTGTTTGTGCCAGTGTTGATGTCAGATGTAGTAGCCAACATGTTGGTCAAGTTAGTTGCGCTGTAGGTAGTAGAAATACGACCAGCAGTGCCAACAGTAGTTGTACCCAAAGTTGCGGTTGCGTAGGTAGGTGCGCTAGTCACAAACCCGTTAGAGATTAACCACGAAACTGAACTGTATGTAGAGTTAACTGTAGTCAACGCCAAGAGGTAATCGACTGTGATTGCTTCGATGGTTACGCCTGTGGGAACCCACATCACCACACCGCGATAAATCGCAGTAGCGGCATCAGCAGTTGGGGTAACTACTACTGGTGGATATGTTCCACCACCTGACGCTGTATATACAGTAGCGTTGGAGTTAGGAATTGTGTTTCCGTTTACAAACTGGGTAGATGCGCCAGAATAACCAGCAGTCTGTGCAGTTGTATTGGAGAAATCGATGTAGCAGTCTTGGGTAAGACGCTGATAGCCTACGTTACGTAGTGGGCCAAAACGTGAGTCGCCAGCGAGTACTGGGCCTTCAAATGTGGAACGTGCCATGACAAAAGTCCTTATGCAAAAGTAGCTTTACCAATCGTTGCATCGTCTGCTGGGGCAGTGCGGTAAAGCCGATCACCCAGATGTTTGAAATATACACCATATTTCTATGATGTCAATAAAAAAGGGGGGCACGAAGCCCCCCTTTCTGCTCTTTTTAAGAGCCAGATGAGGCGAAAGCGCCTAGTGGGTCAGACCAGCCGAAGCTGTAACGCTCACGAGCCTTATAACGCACGTTGCCAGTATCGAAGTCACCGTCCATCGAAGTTGCCAAAGCAACACGCTCGAAGTGCTTCATACCGTTAGGTACGTCAGTCAACAAGAACCAAGCGTTGGTGTCGGTCAAGAAGTGGTTAACTGTATAACCTTCTGGAATCGAACCATTGTTCTTCAACGCGTTGATGTCGTTGTTGTTAGTACCGACGCGGAGATTTGTCTCCAACAGGCGGGTAGCAACAAACATCAGTTGTGGAGGAACAACCAACTTACGTGGTTTAGCAGCGATCAAGAGGCCACGCTCGTCTGTCCAACCAGCGATTTGGATAACGGCGGCTTCCAAAGAAGTCTCGTTCAAATCGGTTTGGGTGGTAGGAGTGTTAGCGTTGGTACCGCCAGAAATCAAGGGGTGTGCTGTAGAGAACAGAGCAACGCCGTCGCCACCGAGGTAGCTAGAAGAGAAGCCGTTGTTCAAAACAGATGCCGCCTTGACTTGCTTGGTGTAAGACATTGCACGGGCTAAAGCCTTGGTGTAACGGTTAGACAAGCTGTCATACAAGTTATCTTCCATTGCTTCTTCAGTGATGGAGAAGCCTTGAGCGATA